CTCGCGGCGCCGGCACCCCCGCCAGGCGCGGCCACTCTACATATGTGTTAATTGCCCCTGCAAAACACACAGACTAAACACACAGCCTACGGAGCAAACATGACGAAGCTAACGAAGTTCACCACCCAGCAAATACTCAGCGACCTTGCTGACGGCTATACGATGGTCGATGCCTGTAAGAAGGCCGGCATTACCAGACAGGCTTTGTACAAGCGCATGAAGGGCAATGCAGAGCTAGACGCTTCTGTGCGCATTGCGCAGCAGTACAGCGCTGAGAAGGCTCTTGAGGAGCTTGATAAGCTGTACGATGATGCTTTGAACAAAGTGAAGGACTATGACCCGCATGTATTGCGTGACTATGCGCATCATGTGCGCTGGAAGGTGCAGAAGATTATACCGGAGCGCTATGGTGAGCAGAAGAACAAGGCTGGCGTTGAGGTAACTGACGGCGGTATTCGCATCATGTGGGAAAGCTAATGAACGTCAAGATACCTTACAAGCCTCGTGCGCTCCAAGCTGAGATGCACAGCAGCTTGAAGCGCTGGAACGTCTTAGTGATGCACAGGCGCTTTGGCAAGACTGTATTTGCGGTAAATCATTTAATTAAACACGCACTCACTTGTGAGCTACCAAGGCCCAGAGTTGCGTTCATTGCGCCTACTTTTACGCAGGCCAAGCGGATTGCTTGGGATTATGTGAAGTATTATGCGTCCGTGATTCCTGGCGTTTCTTTCAATGAAACTGAACTCAGGGTGGACTTTCCTAATGGCGGCAGGCTGATGCTATTGTCTGCTGAGAATCCGGATGCTCTGCGCGGTATTTATCTGGATATGGCTATCTTTGATGAATTTGGTATGCAGAACCCACGGGTGTGGGGGGAGGTCGTGAGGCCGGCACTGTCTGACAGAGAGGGTGCGGCCATCTTTTTGGGAACCCCTGCCGGCCATAATCATTTTTTTGATTTGTTAGAACAGGCGCGGTCAGAGAGTGAGAACGGTTCCGACCAGTGGTACTGGAAGATAGTAAAGGCCAGTGAGAGTGGGCTGGTAAAGGAAGTTGAGCTGGATGCTGCTAGGGTACAGATGACACCGGAGCAGTATGAGCAGGAGTACGAGTGTTCCTTCACGGCGGCAATCATTGGTGCGTATTACGGCAAATTAATGTCAGAGGCTGATGATGAGGGGCGTATTACGCGGGTTCCGTATGACCCAGCCTATCCAGTGCATACCGCTTGGGATTTGGGCGTGAACGACTCAACAGCCATTTGGTTTGCGCAAGTATTCCGTGGCGGGGCGGTTAATGTGATTGATTACTATGAGAACGGCGGCGTAGGGCTTGACCACTATGCAGATGTTTTGAACAGGAAGGATTACACTTATGGCGACCACTTGGCCCCGCATGACATTGAGGTGCGGGAGCTTGGTAGCGGTAAATCAAGGTTGGAGACTGCTGCAACGCTGGGGCTTCGGTTCAAGGTAGTTCCTAAGATGAAGGTAGCGGATGGCATTAATGCAGCGCGTATGTTATTACCTAAATGTTATTTTGACAGAGATAAATGCGTGACAGGCATTGAGATGCTGCGTCAGTATAGGCAGGAATGGGATGAACGTAGAAAAATGTTTAGAGACCATCCGCGACATGATTTCACGAGTCATGCAGCAGATGCGTTTAGGTATCTCGCTGTTGGCCTTGAAAATCGCCAACGTATTACACGGCCTCCGCAAGCGGTTGCCCAAATGGAGTACAATCCTTTCACGCTATGATGATAAATAATGATTTCCATTACGACACTGCGCATTTAATGATGCAACACAGCCCGTATCATATGGGCTATAGTCGCGTTGAGCGCATGACGTATATTGACCCGCCCTTGTCTATGGGCAATTACATCTTTGGTGTTGATGCTGAAGGTGTACCGTATTTGTTTGCAACCTGGGCGTTTCCTGAGAAGAAACACATAGATGAATATTTGGAAACAAATCAGTTCCCACCTGCCGCTTGGCGTGGTGATGGCGATAGTCCTTGGATTGTTGATTTTATCTGTTTTGGGGGTAAGCGGGGCATATTAGAGGGCTTTCGCTCTTTGAAAGACATTTTTATGGAAATGGGCTATAGTGACTGCTATTGGCTAAGAACGGAAACCGGAAAGCTGGGTTTCCACAAATTGAAGGAGAATTAAGATGGGTTCAGGCGGTGGCGGCGGCGGCACAGGTGAGCGTGGTGGTGGTGCGAGACGTAGAACTCGTCAGCCAACAAGACCAACAACAGCACCAGCGCCAAAACCAATTGTTACTGATGTTCGTGAGGCGGCGTTGGGTAAGAAAGCCGAGGTCGGCGTAAGATACACTCCTTCAGGAGCCACTATCGGCAAAGTAAGTGATTACCGTCCTGGCGGGGTTAGCCCAGGCGAAGTAATGGCTACTGTTGGTGCTGGTGCTGTCGGAGGCTTAGCTGGAAGAACAGATGTTACTGTTGAGGGTCTTGGCGATTTAGCTAAGCGTATTAACGTAGGTCAGCTTCCTGCCGGTGAAATAAAAATTCCTGGCGCTGGCACAGTGGCTATGAACGTGTTGAATATTGCCGGAAAGAAAATGGCAACAACAACCCTTGAGAAGTTGGTTGCTGGTGAAAAAGCAGTTACTGACCCGTCTGGTAGAATTATGGGAACTGTTGGCGAGGGCGGTGCTTATACTGGCCGAACCGACTTCAAACCCACAACAATAATGGCAGCGGGTGAGCCAGAGCCAGTTCGGGCAGATGTAACGCCAGAAATTACGCCGGAGATTACACCAGAGGTTACTGCGCTTGCCGATGAGACAGTTCTTGGCCGTGGTCGCAGACGTACAAAACGTGCTGGGCCTGCCGGAACTATGGAAGAGATTGGCGTTTTGGTTCGCGGCGGTAGCCCAAGAGCTACGGTATAGGAGATAGTTATGGGTTCATTATTTAAGGCACCTTCAATTCCGGCACCACCTCCACCTCCAGAGCCACCAGCACAGGCTGATTACGAAAGGGCTGCGGCTTTGTCTGAGGAGGCAATGGCTGAAGAGCGCAAACGCCGCAAGGGTCGGGGCGCTACTATTGTTGCTGGTGCGCTAGGCGACCAAGCCACGCCTCAAACTGGCAAGCCAACATTATTGGGGTAATCAATGGAAGATTTAGCAAAAAGTCTGGTAGCCCGTGCGGACAAGATTATTGCCCGTAGAGATAACTGGGATACACACTATCAAGAGCTGGCAGACTATATGCTGCCCCGCAAGGCTGACATCGTAAAGAAACGCTCACGCGGTGAAAAGCGTATGGAGCTTATCTATGATGGCACTGCGCTACAGGCAATCGACTTGTTGTCTGCAAGTTTGCACGGGATGCTAACAAGCGGTGCTACGCCTTGGTTCCATTTGGATATGAAAGAAACAGAAGTTAGCCGTGATGATGATGTGCAGGAATGGCTGCAAGATACATCAATGCGGATGATTAGAGCATTTAACCAGTCAAACTTTGAAACTGAGGTTCACGAGATGTATGTGGACCTAGTTGTGTTTGGCACTGGCTGTATGTTTGTCGAGATGGAAAACGGTCAGCTACGTTGTAGCACACGCCACATCTCTGAGTTCTACTTGCAGGAAAACCAGTACGGTCTTGTTGACACTGTGTTCCGTAAGTACAAGCAGACAGCGCGGCAAGCAGTACAACGCTTTGGCATTGAGAATGTCGGTGAGTTTATCCGCAAGCGGAATGAGAAGAACCCTGATGAAGAAGTTGAAATACTGCACGTTGTGATGCCACGAGCAGAGCGTGACACAACAAAGCGCGACAACAAGAACATGCCATTCGCGTCTTACTATGTCTGCCTTGGCAGCAAGATGCTTATTTCTGAAAGCGGGTTTCAAGAGTTCCCATATATCGTTCCTAGATTCTTGAAGGCAACAGGGGAGATTATGGGGAGGTCGCCAGCAATGGTGGCGTTGCCAGACGTTAAGATGCTTAATCTGATGTCTAAGACAATCATTCAAGCTGCTCAGAAACAAATAGACCCTCCACTATTGGTTCCTGACGATGGATTCCTTCTCCCAATCCGGACGCAGCCTGGTGGCCTCAACTTTTTCCGTGCAGGCACACGCGACACAATTACGCCTCTAAACACTGGCGCTAACATTCCGATTGGCTTGAGCATGGAAGACCAGCGCCGGCAAGCTATTCGGTCTGCGTTTTATGTTGACCAGCTTCTTGTTGGCGGTGCGCCAAACATGACAGCGACAGAGGTTGTTCAAAGGCAGGAAGAGCGCATGAGGGTGATTGGCCCTGTGCTGGGTCGCCTGATGAATGAAATGTTGCGTCCATTGATTGACCGCGTTTTTGCGTTGATGTTGCGCGAGGAAATGCTGGCTATCCCGCCAGAAATCCTGCAAGGC